AACAACCACATCAACAAGCATCTCAATAACTATCTCAACAATCACAACAACAACCATCTCATCAATCTCATCATCTATCCCCAGGACTACATCAAGAACCGCATCCAGAACCGCATCAACAAGCATCTCAATAACCATCTCAAGAACTATCTCAACCAACTCAACATCAAGGACGGGGGAGGGGAGCGGAAGGGGGGGGGAATTTTAAAAATAGGTTAAATGCCCCCCCACCCCACCACTAATATGCTCCCTCACCCTCACCACCAATATACCTCATCCACTACTACTAACCTTACCAACCACCATCATCCCATCACACCATCACCTAATCCTCTGCTTCTACTTTTTCTACTTCATCTCTTGCTTGACCACATGTTTTATAACCTGCATCATCCACTTGTGTTCCTGGTGCTTCACGGTTTGCCACTTTTTGCATATATACTTATTAACTTAATATCTACTATATGCAATACTTGGCAAGTTGAATGATTTCGTGCAGTTACACAACAGTTTTCAACATCACTAAACTCATTCATACAACAAAACTACCAAAACTAACACTATACTAAACAGAGTAGCCTGAACCTGTTTAGTAATGTTGATAAATGGTTGGTAAGATGTTGATATTATTAGACTTGCCACTTTTTGCATATATAGTAGAATAGATATTTATACTATATGCAATAAGTGGCAAGCTAAATGATTTCATATACTTACGCAACACTTTTCAACATCACTAAACTAAAACTCCCATGAATATCCATCAGAATAACACTATACTAAACAGAATACCTTAAGTCTGTTTAGTAATGTGGAAATCTGATATGTAAGGTATTGATATTATTAGACTTGCCACGTTTTGCATATATATACTTCTATTAATACTACTATATGCAATAAGTGGCAAGTGAAGTTATTTCAATGGGTTACAGAACACTTTTCAACATCACTAAACCTGTTCTACCATGTATAACCATGAAAACAACACTATACTAAACAGGATATGTTGAATCTGTTTAGTAATGTGGAAAAGTGTCTTGTAAGTTATTGATATTACTTGATTTGCCACTTTTTGCATATATAGGTATTTATAATAGTATATATATGCAATAAGTGGCAAGTTTAATAATTACAAGTAGTTGCAATACACTTTTCAACATTACTAAACTTACTTGAACACAAATACAGCTAAAATTAACACTATACTAAACAGTATGTTTTAAGTCTGTTTAGTAATGTGGAAAAATGGTGTATAAGTTATTGTAATCATTAAGTTTGCCACGTTTTGCATATATATATACACTAATACTATCTATATATGCAAAAAGTGGCAAGATTAATAATTATCTACCCATATCCAGTATCTACCCAGCCTTTTCTTAACCTCATGCTATCACAATAAGTGGTAAAGCTGTCACAATAAGTGGCAAAATAAATAACAACCTACCACAACAACTATCACACCATCATACACGACCATACAACACCACCTACCACAACAACTTACAACAATATTTTTAATTTTTTCCTTTACATTTTCGATAATTGAAGGTATATATTATATAAGAGGAATATATGAAGCATAAATACTCTACACCAGACGAGATGTTAAACGAACAGCTATCAGCATTAGAACAGGCTGTTCCTGATGCAGTGGATGTAATCCTTGAAGTCTTAAAATCAGACGACGAATCCATCAAGAAACAACGAACAGAAATAGCCCTTAAACTCCTCACATCAGTAGGTATATTCGACAAACTTGCCACCAGAATGACAGAACACTCAACCAAGAAACTTGTCAATACCCTCATCGACAAGTTTAACAAGAACATGCAGGAAAACAAAGAAAACACTAAATCATAATAATCACAGGATAACCATGATATACAGTAGAATACACGATACAACCCAGACCAGAAAATCAAAGGGAGTTAAAAAAGCTCGTTATGTTCAAGGTGATGGTGAAGCAAGAAATCGTTATGTCTACTGTCAATACTGTGGTTTTATATGCGATACCAAACGTGACAAACTACTGCCTTATTCAGGTGTATCTGCATCATTATCAGAAAAAGAACTAATGACGGAAGATAAAGAATACATCTACATAGAATCTCCCCCGATACCGATAACAGCATTAGACTACTCTATCTTATCTTACTCTATAACCCATAACTGCCCTTTTTGTGGAGGACAGTATACAACAATTTAAAGGAGGATAACATGCCAGCAACAAGGTTTCCAAATGGAATAGCATTAGGTGGAGCATCAGTAGCAGGAGAAACAGACAACAAGATATACATCTACAACTCTTCAGGAACACTTGTAGGAACAATAAACCTTACTCAGCAATCAGCCATGACACCCCAGCTTACCACCATAACCTGTTCTGCTCCATCAACTTACGACTACACAATATCAAACCTTACCCAGACCAGCCCTTATGGATTTGCATCATTAAACGAAGGTCAAACAGTATTAAAAGTCATAGAAAACCTTCAGACAAGACTTTCAGAACTTGAAACCAAACTGAAAGCAATTGGTATTATAGCTTAACTGGAGACCTGAAATGAATGGTTTCCTTGTAGACATCTCAAAGGAAGATTGGGAAAACCTTCCACCTACCCAGCAGTCATGGTTAGTCTACTGCGCAATCCAGAACCTCAACCACCGTGTTCAGTGTCTCGAAAACCGCAAATACTTTGACAAGATAGCATCATTCCTCGGAGGCATTCTCGGAGGAATAGCAGCTATCTTTGGTTCAAAGATTAAGCCCTGACAGGAGATTATCATGCCAGCAGTATCAGAAAAACAACGCAAAGCAATGGCAATAGCATTAAGCATAAAACAGGGTAAAACACCCAAATCCTACTCCCCAAAACTATCTAAACTTGCTAAATCCATGACAGAAAAACAGTTATCAGACTTTGCTAAAAAGACTAAAAAGAGGAGGAAGAGATAATGTCTGAAACAGATTTCAACAGAGCCTTTACAATCCTCTGCGGTCTTGAAGGATATACATCTAACCTTCAAGGTGATAGAGGCGGTAGAACAATCTGGGGCATATCAGAAACTAACTTCCCTGAAGCAGTATCAACCATGTCCACTATGTCTCCAGAACAATCTAAATCCTATGCTCAATCCTTCTACCTCAACAACTTCTGGAACAAATACAACTGCTCCACCCTACCCTACCCCTACAACATCATCTTTTTCTGTATGCTTGTCAACGCACCTCGACCATCCGTCAAATCCCGCAACGAAACATCAAACTGGCGTGATTTCTTATTCAAAATGCAGTTATACTACTCATCATTAAAAGACCAGAACAAATTCTTTAGAGGCTGGATAAACCGCACTCTAAAACTCTGGAACATCTTTTACAAGGAGTCATAATGGGTATAGACGCTCTGATAGCACTTGGTGGATTAATCCTTCCACCAGTATTTGACCTTATCAAGAAGAAACTCCTCAAGAAAGGAGAAGACACCCCTGAATCAACCATGTCATCCCTTGCCACAACAAAACCAGAAGTTCTACCAGACTACATCAACGCCATATCAACCTACACAGAAACAAAAGTAAGATGGTTCAACAGGGATGTAACAGGCGACATACCTGTATGGATTTCAGGATGGCGTGCTCTTATCAGACCAGCAGTTATCAGTTTTGCCATCTTTCACATCGGCATATCATGGGCATTCAACACCCCCCTTGATACAGGTATTAAACAATTCTACATAGCCATAATATCAGAATGGTTTGGAGAAAGATTAAGCCTTGACAGGTAAACATTATGAAACAACATAATCAATTCTGTAATGATTGTGCTGATGATTTTTTAAATCTTTTTACTCAAATAACGGAGGATTAACATGGCAAACAGTTTAAACACCAACCCCATAGTCCTTGATACCTTCACATCAGACATAGACATAGGAAACTCCCTCTACGGAGACTCTAACACCACCTTCTTCATCAACTCTATTGAATGGGCTTCTCCATTAAGAGTAAACGACGTAGCTAACATTACAAATGCAAATGGGGACTACATTTTCAATGAAACATGTGTAATACCAAACCAATCTGTTATAAAATACTTTTTTGGACAGCCTGTATATGGTATTGTAATAGCAAGTGGCGAAGTAAGTTCAGGTAGAATTATTATTCACTTGAGGTAATTTTTATGCAACCTGACATGTCTACTTATTTATCCTGTTCAAGTTATAATACAAAACTGGTTTTTTACTTAATGTCTCAAGACTGGCAACAGTTATTAACAAAGGATTCAGAAAGTTTATTAACACACATAACTCCTGATTTATTTGTGATTTTGCGTTTATTATGCGAGAACTCATAGGAATTGTTAGCAGAAAACAGACAGAACTTATTGGTATAATGACTGCACTTAACATCACATACTTTACATTACACAACACACACAAAAACTTTTTACTAGTATCCCGAAAAGGAGGTTAACAATGCCAAGAATTACAGATTTACCAGACTACACAACCCCACAATCAACAGATGTCTTACCTATTGTGGACATCACCAATAATGTAACGAAAAAAATAACTGTCGACAACTTAATGAACACATCGACTACTGCTTCACCAAGCCAGTGGATACTTCCTTCTTTGACTTTTACTTATGTTGATTCTACAACTTTCACTGTAAATGGTGACCAGACAGATATCTACGCTGCAACAAGAAGGTTAAAAATCAATTTAACAGGAAGCACACAATACTCAGAAGTAGTGTCTTCATCCTACAATAGTGAACAGAACAAAACAACAATAACAATAGCTGATGCGGTGCTAACCAATAAGCTTGTAAGTGTTGAACATTCTATAATCTCTCCTATTAATGCAAACGGTGCAGTTACTAAGAAGATGTTGGACATCAAAGTAGAAGACAATGTAATTAAAGTTAAAGAAGGCTCTAACTGGATTTCAGCGGTCTTAAATGCTTCAAATGCAGATATGGTAGACGGCTTCCACGCAAGCCAAACACCAAAAAAACATTCCTTACCTGTAGCAAATAGTAGTGGTAAGTTGGATGCGGGATGGTTGCCTGAGGATGTTTCAAATGCAGATATGGTAGACAGCTTCCACGCAAGCAAAACACCAACTGCAAATACAATACCTGTAGCAAATAGTAGTGGTAAGTTGGATGCGGGATGGTTGCCTGAGGGAAAATTAAATGTAAATGTAGATATGGTAGACGGCTTCCACGCAAGCAAAACACCAACTGCAAATACAATACCCGTAGCAAATAGTAGTGGTAAGTTGGATGCGGGATGGTTGCCTAATTTAGAAGTGTTGATGAATTTAAATGCAGTCGAATTTACTTCGAGTGGGACTTGGGATGTGCCAAGTGGGGTGACGAAGATAATGGTATTTGCTATTGCTGGTGGTGGTGGTGGTGGTAGCCAAGATGGTGGCACTGGTGGTAGTGGTGGAACAACAAGTATTGTTGGAAGTGATTCAGGGGTATTGTTAAGTTTATCTGGTGGGACTGGGGGGAGCTATTATAGTCCAGGGACAGGTGGTGCTTATGGGACTCTCTTTTCTGCACTAACTGGCGACGCTGGCGGTTGCGGTGGTAATTCAATATTTGGAGCTGGGGGGACACCTGGCCAGAATGGTGTTGGTTATGGTTCTGGCGGTGGGGGAAGCGAATTTGATGGTGGGTGTGGTGGTGGTGCAGGATATTTTGAAAATGGTATAGTTCTTAATGTATCTCCAAATGAAACTTTAACGATAACGATAGGAGCTGGTGGTAGTGGTGCTGGTGGTGGCGGAGCAGGGAAATCGGGGTTTGTAAGAATAATATACTTTGCTTAGGAGTAGCAATATGAGAGTAGCTTGTATAAAAAATGGAGTTGCGATTAATGTAATAGAAGTTGAAGATATAAATCAATTACCTGATTGGTTTGTGGTAGGGTTTGATGAGCAAGGCAATCCGATAAGGAAAGCTGATTGTGAATTGCACATAGAAACAGAGGTTGGTTCAAAGGATGATTTATATGAGCATGGAGTAGGTTTTTATAGACAGCATGATACAAACAAACGTATCAGATACAGCAGTAATAACAGACGGGAACAATAAACATATCTTTAACGAAATGTGTGTAATAGCCAAACAGTCTGTAATCAAATACTTCTCAGGTTGTTTCAATGATAGAAAGTTACATAGAAAACATACAGGACAGAATTAGAACCCTGATATGGCAGACGAACTTAAGTAATGAAGATAAACTCATTTTGAGTTACATCAACAGTCACCGTGGCTGGTATAAGTTTAACGAAGAAGAGATAAAGATAAAGAGTAATGAAGAAACAGTAAAGGTTCAACGGCATAGAGATTTTATAAAAACTTTGTTTAGACAGGTAAGAAAAAGAAATAAAAAGCCATGTGTCAGAAAGATCTCAATGCATCTGGATGCAAAAGTATTTGAGATTAAACCAAAGGACGAGGGTAAAGCCAAAACATTTGATTACTGGTTATCCCTAACACATACTTAAACATATGCTTACTGAATTTACATACACAATAAAAATCACAACAAACACAAAGGAGACACAATGAAAATCCTGTTCTGCTTATCAATGGTTAGATTGCTGAATGATTTTAAATACTTTGATATCAAAGACCATGCAGTAAGGGTAGGACACTTAAAGAATGCTATATACTAAATCAGGATATGTCCATGAACATTAACGCCAACTTCTTATCCTTCATTCCATCCTTTCAACTTGACAAACTCACCCACTCCACCTCTACCATCACAGTCTTAATAGGTGGCAACAGAACAGGTAAAACAGCTACAGCCATCATGGACTTCATGCTCCGTCTCTTCCGCATCCACCCCATACCACACAAGAACTTCTTTGACAACATGCCTTCAAAGGTTGTTCGTTTTGTATCCAAAGTCTTACCTGCTAAAATAGAAAAACAGGACACAGTAAGAAACACACAGTATCCAGAACTGATGAAACGCTTACCTAAAGAACTTATAGTCAAAGACATCACAACCAAAAACCCTGTAGTAACCATCAAAGACCCATTCTCTCCTCAACACATTCAGGTAGAATTTACTTCATTTTCTCAATCAGTGGGAGCTATGGCAGGTGTAGAAAGGATTTATGTATGGATAGATGAATGTCCACCTTATTCAGTCTATGAAGAAAACTACATGCGTTTAATCTCAACAGGTGGAGACATGATAATAACCCTGACACCTGCTGAAAGTGAGTCAGAATGGATTTACACAATGCTTTATGAAAGAGCAAGACACATCTACCGTTCTAAAGCAGTAGTAGAACGACTGAAAGAAATCAACAAATCATCAGAAGCACTTGAAGAGCAACACTTTCCAGACAATCCTGATATAACAGTAATCTACACAGCAACAGACGATAACCCATACTTACGCACCATATACGAAAAAGAATTAGAACGATACAGACAGTGTAATGAAAAACCACCATATAACAGCTTTGAAGAATTCATCACAGCAAGGTTCTACATGCTTGTAGAAGAATCAGACATCAATGTAAGGCGTTATGGACTGTTCTCCAATATATCAGGTAGAGTATACAAGGACTTCAATTCCCTTGTCCATGCAATTAATCCTATAGAATACTTTAACTCAACCTATATTCCTCCAGAATGGAAACACTTCAGAACCATAGACTACCATGAGTCCAACGACTGGGCATGTCTGTGGGGAGCAATATCACCGCAGAACGAATGCTTTATCTACGATGAACTTAAAATCTCTCCACACTCCCATACTCTTGAACAGATAGCATTCTTAATAGCCCGTAAGTCTAAACGATACAGATACACAGCAGACCTCATAGACCCGAGAGCACAAATCAAATCCATAAACACCTCTACCTCACCTGTTCAAGAGCTTAACAGAATATTCTACAAGTTCCGTAATGATGGAATATGTTCTGGAGCTTATTGGAGAAGTTTCGATACAGTATCCGATACTGGAAGAGAAGAAGTAAGAAAACGTCTCAAGGGTTCTTTACAATGTGGCAGACCTTTTAACAACAACGCTGGTGTAATACCTACCATCTGGATATTTTCTACCTGTAGATACACAATAGAGTCCATGAAAAACTGGTCATATGAAACATGGAAGAACAGGGATAAGTTACTTGAGAAAGACATGAAAGAAAAACCACAGCAGAAATATTCTCACTTTTGCACAGCACTGGAAGGAGCTTTGAAAGAAAAGGTTCTTATATCAAGATTACGAGTAGTCAACAACACAGACATAGCCCCTTCATACTTCAATAACAAAATGTATATGGTCAGGTAACATATGATTGGATTAATAAACATAATGCGCATACAGGAGTTAACATGAAAAAAAGTATCAGGGATACAGAAACAGCACTTATAAACATCATCTCTTCAGAAATATCAGCATCACGCACCAACAACGAATACATATCAGATGTTTATGAAAAAGGTCTATCTTCCATAGATGGATACACTACATCAGAAAAATACTCATGGCAGTCTGATGTTAACATACCTGAATTCTTCTCTTCTTACATCACAGAAGCATCCATAGTAGCTACTCAATACTTTCAGACAAGAGACTTTGTAGAGGTATATCTTGAAGGAGATAAACCAGAAGACAAAAAGAAATGCGATGCAGTAAAAACTCTCATCAACAAGATACTTAACCGCAAAGACCTATACTACTTCCAGAAGCTCATGCGTGCAACAAGCATCCGTCAGTTAGCAGGTGTGGTGTATATGTTGTGCTGGTGGGAACAGGACATTATCACAACACAGGATATAGAACAGGAAGAGCAGATAATACCAGCATCAGATACAGAACCACCTCGTATAGTATCCATACCAAAAACAGTAACAAAAGAACACATTATCAAAGACTGTTTCAACTGTGATGTTATAGACCCTCGTAATGTCTTTGTATCACCTGAATATGCATACTCCATACAGGAAAAACGGTATGTTATTATCCGTCATGAAAAATCTTATGATGACCTTGTAAGAGACAAGGAAAGATGTAACTATTTTAACCTTGATAAAGTTAAAGCACTTAAACCTTCGGCAGAAACAGAAACAGCCCGTGAGTCCTACAACAAGGACACAAGATATGTCTTTCCTGAAGTAACATATCCTTTATATGATGTCTATGAAAGATACGGGAAATTCTGGTCTGTAGTTCATGAAAGAGACAGGCACGGAATACCTGTTAGGATATCACCAGGCATAGACCATCAAGGTAATCCACTTGATAATGCAGAACTTATAGAAACCATTATAACCTTTGTCAAATCTGGTTCTACTTACATCCTTATCCGTTTTGACCCACAGCGTTATGTAACATCCAAAAACATTCCATACCGCCCCATCGTTAGAGGTGTATATTACATCCATCCTACCCGTTCAGAAGGAACAACAGATACAGACTTTTCTATTAATCTACAAAAAGCCATAAACGATACAATCAACATCTCCAATGACAGAGTAATGCTTGCTACTTTTCCTGCATTCAAGATGAGAAAATATGGAGACATAGACCCATCAGAACTTGTCATATCACCAAATAAACCAATACTTCTTGAAGACCCTGTAAACGACCTTCAGGAACTGAAAATATCAGATAATGTAGTAGGTGCACTTAGTCAATCAGCAATGCTCATCAACGAACTACAGCAGTTAAGAGCCATATTCCCCACCACCATGGGCAACATAGGTTCTATCAAAGCTTCTACAACAGCAACAGCAGTAGCAGGAGCAGAACAGAGAACAGATATGCGTATGGCTTACAAGTCCCTATCTTTTGAATACACATTCAACTGTGAACTATACTGGATGATACTCCAGATGGCATATCAGTTCATGAGGCAGGAAACAGCAGAAGAAATACTTGGAAACCTGATAGTCTACTTTGACCCTGACGCAGACTATACTTACAAACCAGTTACATCAGCAATAGAACTTGAATACTCCAAGAAAACAAAAATACAGAACTACACCAACCTGCTTCAGATAGTATCAAGTCTCAAACATCCACAGGCAGTTAGCATAGTCAACTACATCCTGCTGGAAATACTGAAACTTATGGGCGGTGAATACAGTGTAATTCAGTCTATATTTTCCCAGCAACCACAACAAGCACAACCCCCTTCATCAGAACCACTTACAACAGGTCATACACCTAAACCTCAAACACCATCCTCAACCAATCAGTATGGTATGGAGATGACTGAAGTAGAAACAGGTGCAAGAGAAATGGGACAGATATAAAACAAATGATAAAAATTACTTTACAAATTCTTATGTTGAGAGTATATATTAATAAGAGGGCAATATGAAGTTTTCAATATATTCTTTCAAGGGGATATCATGAAACACGATACACCACAAGCAGTAACCACATCCCTTACCAACTATCTCAAACTCAACAACACCATCAAACAGCAATCCCTTGCCATTCTCAAACAACATCAACCTTTTATAGACGCCATTTCAACAGAAACAGGACAGAAACTATTAGCTGATTTAATAGACATGCATTCAAGAAGCCTTCAGAAAATAACATCTCTTGAAGCAACAGATAACGACAAGATAGAATACAAACTACTTACAGAACTCATCAAAAGATGGAGTTCTTATATCAATACTTATGAGAATGCTAAAAATGAATTGTTTAACTCTGAATAAATATAAAAAGTTCTCTTATCTTCAGTATAAGACCGTGTCTCTTATACATGAAGGTAACATGAACAGGGAGGATTTATGGTTTACGAAACGTTAGAAAACGAAATGACACAGTCGCTTAATCTGGACAACCAGAATTCTAACCAGTCAGAAAACTCTGAACAGGAGTCTCAATCTCAGGAAACTCAAGACACTTCCCTTAAACCGCAGGACGACAACGCAGAACGTTCTCGTCTCGGGCGTAAGGTCAAGCATCTTGAGGAAACAATAGTTAACCTGACTTCACAATTAGAGACTCAAACCAAATTGCTTCAGAGTCTTGTAGAACGAATGTCGCCAAAAGAATCTGCAAAAGAAGAAGATGAAGAAGAAGTAATCACAACAAAGAAAGATGTGTTACGGGTCTTAACAGAAGCAGAGAAAAAGAAGATGGAAGAAAAAGCTCGTTACGAAAACAACTATGTCAAGACCTTTCAATCTCTTCTCATGCAGGAAGACGATGGTATTCGTTCAGACATCTATAAAACATGGAATGACAAGTATAATGTAGTGTTCACAGGAGACCCTGTAAGGGATGCGGAAATAGGATATCTGAAAGCAAAAGTAGATGTTCTATCCCGTCATACCTACAAAGGTAGAGAAGAAACTCCTTTTCAACCTACAAAGTCATCTCCATCAGAATACAGCAAAAGATATACACTCAACCCTGAAGTTATGGAGCTTGCACAGTATTTCGGTCTCTCTGATGATGATATTAAATCAGCATTAGAATCTGACCTTATCACACCCACTAAATCAACCGTAAACAGAAAACAATAAGGAGGTAGATAATATGTTTAAAGTAGTCAAACAATCAGGTCTCGGCACAATATGGCTACCTGTTGCTTCTGGAACTACACTTTATGTAGGACAGCTTGTAACAAAAAGCAGCGCTGGTGATTATCTAACATACTTTGGTGCTGCTGCTTCCGCTGGAGATTCAAAACGCCCATTAGGTGTAGTTGTGGCAACTAACGATAAAACACCTGCATATTCTTCAACCTATAATGAGCATTACATATCAGGAGTTCAAACACAAGATGCACAGTTAGCAAGAAAATGGCAGGGAGCACAGGGTATGTGGAGTGCAGGTGACCCTATACCTATGGTTCAGGTTGAACTGATAGGTAAAGATACTGTTCTTCTTGGAACATTTGACTCCGCACTTACACCATTCCAGCCAGCAGAAGCAAATACAACTGGAAACACACTTAAGAAATCTGAAACAAGTAAAAGGGGTGTTAACTATAATACCACATTCTACTGCCGTTCTGGTAAGAATGTTGGCATCTACAGAGTATGCGCAACTGGTTCAAACTCTTCAAGTGTTACCACATACAGCTTCAACACCTACTGGCCTTATGCCATAGCAACTTCAGATTACTATGTCATGGCAAATATTGCTCCCGGTAACTGTATGATAAACTTCACTTCTACTGGTCTGTATATAGACCCTGATAACGCTCTGTCAAATTACTACAATGTTATAGTAGAAGGTATAGACTTGACACAGGCTGATCTTGAAACAGTAATATTCAGATTTGCATAAGGAGGTAAATCATGGCTGATATAATAACACTTCAGAATTTTGCAAGGTTACTGGACAGGAACTTAACTAAAGTTCTTGAAGACTATCTATCACCTACAAAACTCGTAGCACCACAGTTGTTTGGAACAGATAAAACCACAAGATTAGGTGAAGAATACTGGGAAGTAGGGGCTGTTCCTGACATACCTAAATTTGATGGAAGGCTCCAGTATATATCAGTATCTCCTGGATACTATACAAAAATAGAAACTCAAGAATTTGCAGCAGGTATCATGATAGAAAGAAGGCTCATAGATACCAAACAGTTCAGGGTAATGGACAACCTTCAGAATGGACTTGCTCGTTCCCTTGCAAGAGTAAAAGAAAAGAAAGCAGCAAACATTCTTAACTACGCTTTCTCTGCCGCATGGGAGTTTATGTCAAGTGAAGAAAGTGTAGCTCTCTGTGGTGCGCACTCTACCAAAAGCGGTGTTCCAACCACAACAGGTTTTACCAACTATGGAACATCAGCATTAAGCAAGACATCGTTAGCAGCAGCAAGGGTGGCTATGATGAAGTTTAAAGATGACATTGGTGAGTTTTTCGATGTAATGCCTGACACTCTTATAGTTCCAGTAGCATTATACGATACAGCATGTGAAATAACAGGATATGACCCTCGTTCAGGTGCTGCATCAGAAAAAGACCCAACATCAGCTAACAACGCCATCAATGTTCTCTACAAACAGTTCAAGGTAATTCCGTGGATATATCTTGACACAGTATCCACATCAAACTGGTTTTTAGCTGATTCTCGTTACCTGAAGCAATTCATAATCTGGTTAGACCGTATAAAAGAAGAGCACAACACCATTACAGACTTTGAAACCTTTGCCATCAAGCACAGTATCTACTCTTCTTTTGGTTGTGGCTGGATTAACTGGCGTGGTATCTACGGCAGCACAGTATCGTAAACTTATCAGGGAGTGTAGCAATACACTCCCTTATCCTGTTTTATGCAGTTATTATGTTAGATAAGACAATAAAAACAGCTTTAATTAATCTTCTGTGGATATACATCGACACAATATCCACATCAAACCATATTATTTTTCGGAGGGATTATGTCAGATAAAACAATAAGAACAGATGTAGATGATATTGAACATCCAGATTTTAATATCTTCACATCATCAGATTTATCCCCTGATGGCAAGAAAATAGCTTCAACCATTCCTTTGTGGTATAATCGAGCATACAAAGAAGAATTAGAGAACACTATAGCTGTAATGCAGCATGCTATAAGAGAAGGTCAGGTTCCTGAAGGAAGAAGAGCAGAATATCAAGCTAATCTGAAGATGTTGAAAGAAAGACTTCAGAGTATGGATGATGCTGTTCCTAAATTCAACAAAAAGACAATAGATTACATATCCAGAGTAGTATCATCCTTATCAGAGAAAATACGGAATGCAATGTTTACAAGGGATGAGATGATGAAAGGTCTGGTAGATGCTAACGAAGAAGCAAGAAGAATGACTGAACCATGTATACTTCTTACTGAACATGAGGCTAACTGGGCTAAAGCGTGTAATGTGAAGGTATATGGCGGTAAGGTGTCAAGGACAGCATGTGAACTCATGTGGAAGATAGGCAGAAAGATTCTTGGTGAGTCTACTAATGTAGAGATATTACGAAAGGAAAAATAAACTTGCAGTCAATCTTCAACACATGTCATGCTTTAAAACCCATTAATTACAACACTAAACCACACTTCATAATCTATCAAAATAAGGAGTAATCCATGAGATACACTGATGTAGATTTCAAATTAGAACGCACATCAAGAGACATCTGTGGAACATACGGAATGGCATTCTACCAGAACCATGCAGTATGGTATAAACACAGATGCAACAGACTGGATTGTCCAAGATGCAGGGATTATTATCTCACAAGATGGAAAGATAGAATAGCAATAGTATTCAACGATAACATCTACATGCTGAACATCAAAACATCGCAGTTTTCTTCCTTCCGTCATAAACACAGCAGGATCCCCTATGTTAGAATTCACTTCAACAACCACTACACCATACTCACTAACATAGAACTACCTTCATCCGTTCCTGTTACAATAGACGAAGTAATAAACCTTATACAGAGCCAGCGTAACCACATCAAAAACTTCATCACAGCTAATCGTGTTTTCTATAAAGAAGTGTCTTGCCACGTTTTGCATATAAGAGATAATAATAGTATATATATGCAAAAAGTGGCAAAGGGTGAGTTTCTTGGTAGAGCAGTAAGACCTTTTGATGATGATAATCCACATCAGGTTATTTCAGCATGGCAGACATCAAATGACAGAGAAAAAGCGAGTATTCTCAAGAACTTACATGAAAAAGGAGTGTTGAGGTTAACGAATGAAGGGAAAGAATTTGTAAAAAACTATGCTGATGGGTGTGATTTTCACACACACATGAAGACACCTGATTTTGTTCTTGCTCCAGATGCTATCTGTATTTTTGAAACTAAACACTATATCGGTTACATTATACCGTCAAGGAAGTGAAAGAAAAGTAGAATTAGCAGTAAAAAAATTAAAATAAAGGTGGAGATATGGGGGATACTATCCAGAGAAAGAAAAGGAGGTATCAGTATAAGCCTGAAACAATCATTAACATAAAGAAAGGTGCTGCGAAGTTTCTTACAAAGTGTATGGTTGAGGAAGCAGATAAGCATGGTGTATGTGTTATATTGATTAAAAAAAAGTGTGAGAAAGTATTTTACAACAACAGAAAAAAAGAAATATTAGAGGAAGGCACAGTGGAAATAGCGTCACTTGAAGCTTCTCTTGATGCTGAAAGACAGGGATTATGTGAGATACTATACAATCCATTTATGCCTTCTACACCAGATATTCCACACGATAAAAAAATACTGGATTACTATACGAACAGAATGTTGAATGAGTATTATGGCAGAAAAACTTTGAAAGAGATAGAGTCGTAAAAGTTTAAGGAGTAATACTATGAATGCCTACTCTATTATCAGCAAGGTATATACGCTTATCAATGAATCATCTACATCAACTTTTTTAGACGAGTCCACAACATACGAACTCTTAAATACCGCTTTGAGAGAGTTCGCAAGAAGAACTCAACTGTATGTCAAATCATCATCCATCAGCATAGTATCAGGAACATCATCATATACCTTACCAGATGATTTTTTAAAATTCTTTGTCAAATCACAGGATGATTATGTTCAGCCTTCCATCTACTACAACAACAACAAAATCACATACATAGACTATTCTACCTATATCTCTTACGACACCACAGAAACAGCAGACATTCCTGCTAATTACACACTCAACTTTACCTACCCTGATAATCTCATATCAGGAACAGCAACATCATCTTCAACATTATCCAATGGAGAGGTCAACCTTGTAGATACAAGCAAAAGTTTTACCAAATCTCTTGTAGGTGCAACAGTTCATGTTACCCATAGTTCTGTTACTTATAATGGTTATGTTATAGCGTATAATTCTTCCACATCTTTAACTATAGCTACCATACCTTCTACCAGTATATCTTCAGGCGACTCTTACCTGATCTCTCCTCCACCAACTAACACCATTACATTCTACCCTACCCCATCTTCTTCTTTCACTCTTCCTATCTACTACACCCCTTCATTCCCACCCATCTACTCTCCATACCGCCCTATACCATTACCCAACGATATGCTGATACCAATAGCATGCTTCATATGCTGGTTATACAAATACAAAGACAGAGAACCAGCATATGGAGATAAATACTTTGCTATATACGAAACAGCTGTGAGAAGATATAGTCCTGTAAGACATGAAGAATACAGACCTGTCATAAAGTGGCAGTGGAAAAACAGATAAGGAGACAGCCGTGCAGGATATATCATACAAAGCAAAAGACATACCATTAAATGGAAAGCTTATAACATCTATTTCACCAGCACTTATAGGAGAAAATGACTTTTCAGAATTAACCAACTTCGTCTATACAGATAGTGGGATAAAGACCATGAAGGGTATGACTTTTCTGTCTTATGCTTCTCAATACGCTGTCAGAGCTATGATAACTGCTAACTTACCTGAAGGGACTGTTATAGCCTATCAAACTTATCCTAATACTTTTACATCTTACACTTATGCTGTAGCTTCTGTGTTATATATAGTTGACTCATTACCTTCAGATTATTCTGACCCTGTTACATACAAACAAAGAAGAATATTAGCTTATCACTACAAGTTATCATACTCATACACAGCAGGACAGGTAGCATTGTATCAATCTACAATTCAGCGTCCAGCTTCATTTTATCTTGAATGCATTACTTCAGGCACTACTGGTTCAACTACACCAAATTTCAATTCCTACGACTACAATGACAAAATTATTGATGGAACAGTAGTATGGATTAAACGTAAAGGTAGTCTTGAAGGTCAGTTCACCATATCACCTGATAACACCATAGTCTTTACTAACGGACATACCAGTCTAATCTATGGTGGAGAAAAACATAGAATAGGTGCGGTAATAAATGTTCTTGGAGTGGAAAAGGTAGTGAATGGGGATTTTGTTTCTTCTGATGGGTGGACATTTGGAACAGGATGGTCTTATGATAGTGTTAATAAAGAAGCAGATAAAGCATCAGCAACATCTTCAGGTAATCTTGAACAGAACATATCAGCAGTATCAGGTGAAACATACA